TCAGGTGATGACAGCAAAACTATCGGTCTTGTATTCCATAAGTCAGCAGTTGGTACTGTGAAGCTAATGGATATGACAACTGAAATATCTGGTTCTGATTATGGAATCATGTATCAAGGTACATTGATGGTTGCTAAGTATGCTCTTGGTCACGGAATCCTCCGTCCTGAGTGTGCAGCTACAATCAAGCTATCTGCTTCTTAATTACACATACAGAGTACTCAGCAATGGGTACTCTTTTTTTTCTTTAATGTAAATCATGCCAAGTCATTACGATAGAGATTCTCTTAAAATTAAGAAATCCAAACCTAAAAAAAAGAAAGGTTTATATGCCAACATCCAAGCAAAGCGTAAAAGAATCGCTGCTGGATCTGGTGAAAAGATGAGGAAGCCTGGTACTAAAGGTGCACCTACAGCAAAGAACTTTAGAGATGCTGCAAAGACTGCTAAATCATAACTAGACATAGCAGCTATAATTAAATTAAAGACACAAGGTGTTGATTATGTTTGGTAAAAACAAAAAAAAATTAACAGGTCAAGCTTACATTGACTTCTACAATAAAAAAATGAAAGACACTGGCAAAACCACACTTGGTGAAAAAGCTAGATTTGTTAAAGAAACAGCTAAACTTAGAAACAAAAAAATTCAACAAGGTGGTAATTAATGTCTGTTGCTGCCACCACTGAACTAGAAAGCGTCAACATTATGTTGGCTGCCATAGGGGAGTCTCCTATAAACAGTTTGTCAGGTACATTGCCTGTTGATGCTCGTCTTGCTCAATCAACTCTTACTGAAGTAAACAAAGATGTACAGAGTGAAGGGTGGAGTTTTAATACAGAGATAGATGTTACTTTTACTAGAGATGGTGCAAGCAAGCAAATAGCTTTACCGACTGATATTTTAAGAATAGATCCTAATATTCATCAGCACCCTTCGGTTGATGCAATACAACGTGGTCTAAAATTATATGACAGATTAAATAATAAATATGAATTTGATGAAGATCTTATCTGCACTGCTGTTTACTTCCGTACATTTGATGAGATACCAGAACCTGCAAGAAGATATATAACAATTAAAGCTGCTCGTGTATTTGTTGATAGATTAGTTAGTGATGATGGATTAAGAACCTACACACAACAAGACGAGACTAGAGCAAGAGCAATACTTATGGAAACTGATTTAAGTAATGCTGATCATAACGTCTTAAGAGGTGATCCATCTTTAACAAGTGTCTTTGATACTTATTCACCAGCAAACGCACTGATTAGGTAACTATGGCTGTAGTATCAAGAGCAATTCCTACATTGCTTAGAGGAGTCTCACAAGCTGCTGATTCAACAAAACAAGCTGATCATGCAGATATACAAGATAATGCTGATAGCGATCCTGTATTAGGTCTTGCAAAGCGTTCTGGTACACAGTTTGTAGCTAACTTAATTAGTGGTGAAACTACTGTTGGTAGTCCTCATATAACAACAATTAACAGAGATGTTACAGAAAGATATACTGTTATTTTTACGACTAATAATGTAAGAGTATTTGAATTAGATGGTACAGAAAAGACTGTAAACAAACCTGATGGTGTTAGCTATCTATCTTGCACTACTCCTAGATCACAGATTAAAACAATAACTATTGCTGATTTTACCTTTATTGTTAATACAAGTATTACTGCTGCAATGGATACGACCTTATCAGCAGGTAGCGGAACACAGGCAATAGTCTTCTTTAACCAGGTTACAGACAACACTACTTATTCAGTAACAGTCGATGGGGTTACTGTTAACAAAGACACCTCATCAGATAACCCTCTTAGTACAGCTACTGTTGCAACAGCAATAAAAAGCGGTCTTGATTCTGGTCTTACTGGTTTTACTATTGCTCGTAATGGTCCTGTATTACATATCAAGAAAAATGATAATTCAAACTTTTCTATAGATTCTACTGATACTCAAGGTAATACACATATAACAACTGTAAAAAATTCAGTACAGCAGTTTTCTGACCTACCAACAGTTGCACCTAACGGAATGGTGGTTGAGGTAAAAGGAGATGAATCTACTAACTTTGATAACTACTACGTTAAATTTGTTACTAATAACGGAGGTACATTTGAAGAAGGGCAGTGGGAAGAATCAGTAGAAGCTGGTATTACTTTTAAATTTGATTATGGAACTATGCCCCATGTCTTAGTAAGACAGGCTGATGGTAATTTTAGACTTGCAAGAGTTGATGGTGATAGTTATACATTATCTGGTGTAACTTATACCTTACCTAAATGGGGAGAAAGAACAGTAGGTGATGAAATATCTGCACCTAGTCCTTCGTTTATTGGTTCTAAAATTAATAACGTATTCTTCTTTAGAAACAGACTAGGGTTTTTAGCTGATGATAATGTGGTCTTATCAAGAGTATCAGAGTTTTTTAACTTCTTTCCAGAGACTGTATTAACAGTCATAGACAGTGATCCTATTGATGTAGCTGCATCTCATACCAAAGTTGCGATCTTAAAAAATGCTATCAACATGGGTGAGAAGTTAATCTTATTCTCTGATCAAACACAATTTAACCTAACGTCTTCATCTGATTCTTTAACACCTAAAACAGCTAACGTAATTGTTACAACTGAATTTGAATCAACTGATTCTGCACCACCTGTAGGTTCTGGTAGTTCTATTTATTACTTAACAAAGAAAGGAGACTTTTCTGGTGTAAGAGAATATATATCTCAAGAAGGAATAGAAGTAAGAGATGCTTCTAACATTACAATCCACATACCAAGACTGATACCAGATGATATTTATAAAGTTGCAGTATCAACTAATGAAGATGTTTTAATTTTATTAGGTGCAACAAATCCTAATATTCTTTATGTAAACAGATGGCTTTATGGGGCAAGGTCAGAAAAAATATTAAACTCTTGGTTTACTTATACATTTGATGATGGCAGAGCTATTAAGAATATAGATTTTATTGGTACTGAATTATTTATAGTTACCGAAAAAATTGTAGCTTCTGGTAATACTGAAGTTGATTTAGAAAAAATGCCTTTTGCATCAGACTTTAAAGAACCCAATGCAGAGTTTGAATATCACATGGATCGTAAAATAACTGAAGCTACAACTGGTGTTTCTATTGCTTATGACAGCAGTACTAAAATTTCTACCATAACTGTTCCATATAAATTAACTACAGGTATGGAGTTTGTTGGTAGATATTTAGCATCAGGAGAAACTAGCACTTATGTAGATTCATCAAGCACTACACAAACTCTGAAGCCTGGTCAAAAATTACTTACTACCAATACAACGGATGGAACTACATCTACTGTTCTTGTTTCAGATGCAGATGTAAGAAACTCTAAATTTATTATTGGTGAACCTTTTACAATGCACTATAGGTTCTCATCACAACGTCTAACAGAATCAACAGGAGGACAGAAGAGTGGTGAAATTATTAGTGGTCGATTACAGCTAAAGCATTTTTATATTAAGTTTGAAGATACTGGTTTTTTTCAAGTAGAAGTAACACCTGATAACAATACAACCTCTACACATAAATTTACTGGTCGTTTACTTGGTGCTTCATCAGCTTCTATTGGTCAGATTAATTTAGAGACAGGTACATTTAAAGTACCAATAATGAGTAGAGCAGATAGAGTTAGTATTGATGTAAAAAATGACACTTTCTTACCAACAGTCTTATCCAGTGCTGAATATGAAGCCATGTTCCATATGAGGTCAAGACGTATTTGATGGGCTATTTAAGAAAATCAAAGCTTAGTGATCTTAATCATGTTGTAAAACACATGAGAGTTATGGATAAGATTGAAGCCTACTATCAAACAGGAAAACAACCAGAAGAAGCATTACGACTGTCTTATCTATATGGTCAAACAAACATGGCTATAGCTGATGATAATGATAATCCTATTGGTTTATGTGGTGTTATTGCTGATGGTTGTATATGGATGGTAGCGACTGATGAGTTGTTTGATAATAGAAAATATAAAATACAATTAATAAGAGAAGGAAGGAAATGGGTCGATTGCCTATTGAAAAATTATAATTTGCTATACAATATGGTATATGCAGAGAACCATTCTGCTATAAAGTGGTTAAAGTCTCTTGGGTTTACTTTTGTTAACTACCACGAAGAATATGGAAAAGAAAGTAAACCATTCTACGAATTTCTGAGGATCTCTTAAATGTGTGTTGCTGCTGCTGCCTTACCAGGACTAACCGCAGGCCAAACAGGTTTGTTTGCTGCTGGTCTTGGAATAAGAGGCTTACAAATGGTACAGCAAAACAGAGCAGCTAGACAGGCTGCAAATTATCAATATGAAGCAGCAAGAAGATCAGCACTATCAGCAGAAAGAGCTTTTGCACAACAGCAAGAAGGATTAGCAGCCAATCTAAAAGAAACTAGAGCAGCAAAAGCACAAGAAAGATTAGCAGCAACAGTACAAGGACAACAAGCTAGAGGTGCTATTGCAGCTACAGAAGGATTAAGTGGTCGTACTGCATCATTATTGGCAAGGGATGCTGGTAGGCAGCAAGCTAATTTAAGAAATAGCATAAATCAAACAATGGCATCTGCAACAGGTCAATATAGAAGAAATGCTTTAGGACTATTAGCTCAAAGAGATAGTAGACGTAACCAAGCTCTTGATTTACAAAACCAAGCTTATTCAACTGCTAGACAAAACAGTAGTGGTATTTTTGATTTCTTAGGTGCTGGTATTCAATCTTATGCAGGTTTATATAATTCATGACATCAAGTTTTCAAAGTACTTCTTTTCAATCTTCAGCAAGACCTGTTGATACCTTTGTCAGGCAAAGTAC